GAGACATAGAAATCGCACGACGATAAAATATAGCGTATATAAAACCTCGTTCAAATGCAGCCAACTTATAAGTAGAATATATCGAATCTTATTGGGAGACGAAGATCTACCAACTTCAGATCGAAGCGTATTCTACGATAACAAATCATATACTGATAAAGTCTACAACAAAGCAATTGACGATATGATTAAAGATCCTAACAGATAGTAATAATAAAAAAAAGAAATTATGGCATTTAAAATGAAAGGTTTTTCTGGGTTTAAACAGAAAGATGAAATGACTACTCGAGATACTGATAGAGGCGGTAAAAGAAAGATCAAAACAACCTCAACTCCAACAATTCATGACGAACGCATACTCGAAAAGCCAACAGATGAAATGTTTGATGAAAAAGTAGAAGCTACTAAAAGAGGTGGTAAGGTTAAAAAGATTTACGATACTAAAACTGGTGAAGTAACCAAAACTAAGTACAAAAAAGACGGAACCGAAAAAGTTAAAACAAGAAAGACTAGCGATAGAAGAATTCAAAAGCTTGCTAAAAAATCCGGTACAACTTCAAAAACTCAATACGATAAAGCAAAAGATATAGCTTATAACGAATAAGAGACAATGGCATTTAAACTCGGTAAAGAAGGTAGACAAGTACGTAGTTCAAAAACCACGCCTATATTTAGAAAGAAATTAGGTAAAGGTATTTTGGGTGAAGCTAACATGGATGGATCTATTTATATAGATAAAGCCGTACCTGAGGGCAGTGCTCTTGAAAAAAGAGTTATGAATCACGAAGGTGAACACGCAAAAGATATGGCTTCTGGTAATCTATCATACGGTAAAGATTATGTAAGACATAATGGAAAGACTTATCCAAGACGCGATGGTCAAATAAAGTATAACGGCAAATGGTCTGAAGAGGGAAGCATGGCGTTTCCTTGGGAAAAGAAGGCTAAAAAAGCAGAAAAAAATAAATAGCTATGGCATTTAAGATGAGAGGTTTTTCAGGTTTTAAGCAACGAACTGAAGGCCCAGTAAAACCTAAGAGCATGATGGAAGCTAAGGAAAAGAAGTCTACAGAAACCTCTGGCGACGTTAAACTTTCACCTAGTTTCGAAGATCCTATAAAAATACAAAAACTCCAACGAGAAGGACTTACACCTGACTCTAAAGAGTTTTCGAACAAAGCATTTTTACAATCGCAAAATGAATCGAAAGTAAAACGTTCTGACTTAGATGCGAAGGGTAAAAAGCTCTGGGATGCAAAAAGAAAGAAAAAGAATGTAGATCCATTTTCGCTTGACGAACAAGCTTACGAAAATGCTCAAAATGATTTTGACACAGACAATCCTACAAAAGCACAGATGGCAGCGTCAAAAGCAAAAATTAAAAAGGAAAGAGAATAATGTTTGAGATTTTTAAAGATAATAACAATTGGAATGAAAAGTCTGTTGTGGGTTTTATCGCTTTTGCTATCATGGTACTTGTTATGTTGGTTGACGTTATTTCTGGCTACACAGGTAACGATCTCGTCATTAACGAATTTGTTTATGACTCTTTTGTCTTGGTTGTGCTAGGAACATTTGGAATAAGTGGTTTAGAAAAATTTGCTAAGAAATGAGTGTATTAACACAAATATTTTCCAGTGGAGCTACAGCTCTAGTAGGTAGTGTAGGATCAGTTATAGATAACTTAACTACATCAAAAGAAGAGAAGCTCGAAGCGGAAAGAAAAGTAAAAGAATTAATTGCTAACTATGAGATTGAGATGGAAAAGAACATCACATCTCGCTGGGAGGCAGATTTAAAGTCAGATTCATGGCTTTCAAAGAATGTACGTCCAATGACGCTTATATTCTTAATAGTATGCACGATGCTATTAATATTCATTGATGCTGGTGCAATTAACTTTAATGTGAAGGATTCGTATGTAGACCTTCTACAACTAGTATTAATAACAGTAATTGGGGCCTACTTCGGAGGACGTAGCCTTGAAAAAGTAAAAAAATAAAATTATGCAAGGTAAATATTACTCAACAAAAGTAAGACCAACAATAGCAGCAAGCTCACAGCATGCAGAAGCTTATACAGCTAAAGACGTTCTTTTTGGATGGACAGCCGTTCAAATACCAAGAGGTTCAGCTAGACTAATAAGTGCTACCGCTATAGTTAGAGGAAAAGGTGATGCTAACGGAACTGCTAATCCATTTGCAATGGATTTATGGTTTGCAGATGATGACAGAATGGGACTAGCAGCTTCAAATGCCGTTGTAAACGCTGCTAACGCAGGGATACCTACTAGAGATCTTATAGGTAGTGTTGAACTAGCTGTGGCTGGGTATAAAGAATTTGGCGATAATAATATGGCTCAGGTTGTTACTAGTGGTCACGTTAGTGTAGGAGATTATGGTGAAGCTGTTGCCTATGGTAATAGTACAAATAATTTAGTAATAACACCTAAAATGACGCTTGATGTAAACGCAAATCCAACAGTTATGGGTTATTCTACATTCTATATGGCTGGAATAGCACAAGGTGCGTTTGACTTTCAAAGTGTTCTCGCTATAGCAGAAGCTGGAGCAGCAGAGGCGGCATCAACAAAAATTATAACGACAGATGGATCGGTTCTAGAAACAGAGCAATTCGCAATTGGAGACGTATTGCATATAGGAACTACGGTTGGTACTCCGGCTGCAGATAGTCCTATAGGCACGGTAGCGGCTGTAGCTGAAAACCTAGTAACTCTTGAAGCTGTTTCAGAGACAGCGCTTGTAGATGGTGATATACTTTACAATATTAATCCAGTAGAAATAGTGTTAGCATTCGAATATTAAAACAAATTAACTTAAATTAAATTAAATCATGGCAAAAAGAAAAACACCTAAGGTGCAAAACCTTAGACCGGAAACTATTACCAAAGACGAACTAGTAAAACTACAGAACGTAGTTAGAACTATCAACGATGCTCAAAAGCAAATTGGAGTAATAGAAATGCAAAAGCATAGTATATTACGAGATATTAGTCAACTCCAAGATATGGTAGCAGAGATCCAAAAAGAATTTAAAGAGAAGTATGGTGAGTTCGATGTAAACATCATGGACGGAACAATTAAATACAATAAAGATGACAACGAAACTGATACGAAAGATAACGATCGGGAAGGATTATAAAATAGATGCCATGCATTACGCCGTAGGCCAAGAGGTTTATGGTGGACATACAATCTGCGATATTATTGAAGAGGAAGACAAATATTCTATTTATATTAGAAAAGATAAAGATGTTCTACCGTGGAAAGACTTCAATAAAAACATGGCTATTTCAATAGAATATAACTTAGAATACTAATGCAAGGTGTTTATGGTTTTGTTGTGTCTCCCAAAGGAAGTAGATACAACAATACTAAAGACGTTGATGGCAAGAAGTTGATATTAAATACAGATATATTTAATCATCAATTTACAAATCGAGAAGCTGTTATTTTAGAAGAACCTAAAATAAACAATACTAGTATCAGAAAAGGAGATACTGTTCTTGTTCACCATAACGTTTTTAGAAGATGGACAGACGTGCGCGGTGACGAGAAGAATAGTAAAAACTATTTTGAGGAAGATAAGTATATTATATATGAAGATCAGATATTTCTCTACAAGCATGAGGAAGAATGGTTACCAATGAAAGGATTTTGTTTTATACAACCCATAAAAGCTAAAGGGGATTTTGATATAGATCAAGAAGAGTTGTTGAAAGGTATTGTCGAGTATACGGATGGCACTGTGGAGAAAGGAGAGTTAGTTGGTTTTACGCCAAACTCTCAATACGAATTTGTTTTTAACGACAAAAGATTATATAGAGTGTACTCTAAATTTATTACAATTAAATATGAATATCAAGGAGACGAAGAAAAGTATAATCCAAGCTGGACATAAAGCAGTTGAAGAGTTGATTAAGGTTGCCAAAGAAGCTATTGTAGATAGTGGTGACGATATAACAGCGGATAGATTGAAGAATGCAGCAGCTACTAAAAAGTTAGCTATATTTGACGCATTCGAAATTCTCAACCGAATCCAAGAAGAAGAAAATCTTCTGGAAGGAAAGACACCTGAAAAAGAAGAAGACAAAGTATTTAAGGGCTTCGCGGAAGGCAGATCGAAATGAGTTACGAGCAAAGTTTATATAAAATAATTGAACCAATAAAACGTACGACAATTAGTCGTATGAACAAAGGTAAAAAATGGGAATATGGATACAATAAAGAACATGATATTATCGTTATATCAAAAACTGGTCAAATTGGTGATATATATGAAATACAAAATTTGCGGGTTGCTTTGCCAAAAGCACCAGTGCAAGTGTGGAAAACAGAGTTAAACAAGTGGCGGAAGATAGAATATCCTAAAGAACTTTCTAAACTTAAAAACATATTCGACTGGAGAGATTACCCAGAAGAGCAAAAAAATCAATGGCACGACTATATTGATGAAGAGTTTAAAAGAAGAGATGAAGGCTTCTGGTTTAAGAATAATGGAGTAGATACTTACTTAGTTGGAACACACTATATGTATCTGCAATGGAGTAAGATAGATGTTGGTGCTCCTGATTTTAGAGAGGCCAATAGATTGTTCTTTATATTTTGGGAGGCGTGTAAAGCTGATAAAAGATGTTACGGGATGTGCTACTTAAAAAACAGACGTTCTGGATTTTCTTTCATGAGTTCCGCAGAAGCGGTTAATCTCGCTACAATATCAAGTGATAGTAGATATGGAATACTATCTAAAAGTGGTGCTGATGCTAAGAAGATGTTTACGGATAAGGTTGTACCTATATCTATAAACTATCCTTTCTTCTTCAAACCGATACAAGATGGTATGGATCGACCTAAAAGTGAATTAGCTTATAGGGTTCCAGCTTCTAAGTTTACTAGACGTAAAATTCAAAGTAAGGAGAAGCTAGAGGAGTTGATGGGATTAGATACTACGATTGACTGGAAGAATACAGGTGACAATAGCTATGATGGTGAAAAATTAGCGTTATTAGTCCATGATGAAAGTGGTAAGTGGGAGAGACCTGATAATATACTTAACAACTGGAGGGTTACAAAAACTTGTCTTAGATTAGGTAGTAGAATTATCGGTAAGTGTATGATGGGATCAACATCAAACGCTTTAGACAAAGGGGGTAATAATTTTAAGAAACTCTACAATGATTCAGATGTCACCAAGCGAAATAGGAATGGACAGACAAAGTCTGGTTTATATTCTTTGTTTATCCCAATGGAATGGAACTATGAGGGATTTATTGATGAATATGGAAAACCAGTTTTTGATAGTCCAAGTGATGATGTCCTCGGACCAGATGGTGAACTAATAGATATAGGAATTATAGAACATTGGGAAAACGAAGCTGATGGACTAAGAGATGATCAAGATGGATTAAACGAGTTTTATCGTCAGTTCCCAAGAACAACGGAGCATGCGTTTAGAGATGAAACAAAGAATAGCTTATTTAATCTTGTTAGGATATATGAGCAAATAGATTATAATGAAGGAGCGAGAAGTGCCGCTATAGTTAATACTGGTAATTTTCAATGGGCGAATGGTATTAAGGATTCTAAGGTAATATTTTACCCAGATCCAAAAGGAAGGTTCAAGATTAGTTGGACACCACAGCCCCACCTTCAAAATAAAGTAATAGTAAAAAATGGAATTAAGTATCCAGGAAACGAACACATGGGTGCGTTCGGTTGTGATAGTTACGATATTAGTGGTACTGTGGATGGTAAAGGTTCTAAAGGAGCGTTACACGGACTGACTAAATTCTCAATGGAGGATTCGCCAGCAAACCATTTTTTCTTAGAATATGTAGCTAGACCACAAACCGCAGAGATATTCTTTGAAGACGTATTAATGGCATGTGTATTTTATAGCATGCCAATACTATGTGAAAACAACAAACCTAGACTCTTATATTATTTAAGAAGAAGAGGATACAGGGGATACTCTATGAATAGACCAGATAAAACCTGGAACAAATTATCAGTTGCAGAAAAAGAGATTGGTGGGATACCAAACTCTAGTGAAGATATTAAACAAGCGCACGCTTCGGCGATAGAGATGTATATCCAAAACCACGTTGGTCATTTAGGTGATGGTGTTTATGGTAATATATATTTTAACGAAACTTTAAACGATTGGTCAAGATTTGATATAACCAAAAGAACAAAGTTTGATGCGGCTATAAGCTCTGGATTAGCTATCATGGCTTGTAATAGACATTTGTATACACCTAATGCCAAGATTGAAAAGCAGAAGTTAAATGTAAATATAGCTAGATATAAGCAAGACGGTGATATATCTACAATAATTAAACAATAAGTATGGCTGGATCAGTTATAAAAAATTATTTTCCATCTCAAGTAGTTAGCGATCTTGAAAAAATGTCGCATGAGTATGGATTAAAAGTAGCTAAAGCTATAGAGTTTGAATGGTTTGAAGATAATTTCGCTCACAGTAGTAGATGGTTAAATAACAAAACTGAGTTCCACAAACTTCGATTGTATGCTCGAGGAGAACAACCAATTCAAAAGTATAAAGATGAACTGTCTATCAATGGTGATTTATCTTATCTAAACTTAGATTGGAAACCTGTTCCAATTATTCCTAAATTTGTTGATATAGTTGTTAATGGTATGGCTAATCGTACCTACGATATAAAAGCATATTCTCAAGATCCTTACGGCGTAGACAAAAGAACATCTTATATGGAATCTATATTAGCTGATATGGATACTAAAGATTTAGCACAGTTTGCTAACGCTAAATTTAAAGTTAATGTCTTTGACACACCTCTTGAGCAACTTCCAGAAACAATTGAAGAGTTACAACTTCACATGCAACTTACTTACAAGCAAGCTGTAGAGATAGCAGAAGAGCAGGCTATAAAAGTGTTAATGGAAGGTAACAAATACGAGCTAATAAAAAAGCGATTTTTCTATGATCTTACGGTTTTAGGAATAGCCGCTGTTAAAACAGGATTTAATACTTCTGAAGGTGTTACTATCGATTATGTGGATCCAGCTAATTTAGTTTGGTCGTATACTGATTCTCCTTATTTCGAAGACATTTACTATATAGGTGAAGTTAAAACAATTCCAATAAACGAATTAGTTAGAGAGTTTCCTCATTTAACGCCTAGTGAATTAGAAGACATTGTAAAAGAATACAATCAACATTCTGGAAATTTAAGTAGATCAACCAATATGGGGGGTCAAAAAACAGATAACAATAAAGTTCAAATACTATACTTTAATTACAAAACGTACATGAACGACGTTTATAAGGTTAAAGAAACTGGGTCAGGTGGAGATAAGGTAATAAAGAAAGATGATACATTTAATCCTCCAGAAGACAAGCAAGGTAATTTTGTTAAATTACAAAGAAAAATAGAATGTCTGTACGAAGGAGCATTTGTGCTAGGATCTAACAAACTACTAAAATGGGGCCAAGCTAAGAATATGACAAGGCCTAAGAGTGATTACAATAAAGTGAAAATGAACTACCACTTAGTTGCTCCAAGAATGTACAATGGAAATATCGAATCCTTAGTCAGAAGAATTATAGGGTTTGCTGACATGGTTCAGTTAACGCACCTAAAGCTTCAGCAAGTATTATCAAGAGTAGTTCCAGATGGAGTTTATCTTGACGCTGATGGTCTTGCTGAAATTGATCTTGGAAACGGAACAAACTATAATCCACAAGAAGCTTTAAACATGTTCTTCCAAACAGGTTCTGTTATTGGTAGATCAATGAACGAGAACGGAGAATTCAATCCTGGCAAAACACCTATTCAAGAAATACAATCAGGATCTGGTGGACAGAAAATGCAAAGTTTAATTGGAGCATATAACTATTATCTTCAAATGATTCGTGATGTCACCGGACTTAACGAAGCTAGAGACGGCAGCATGCCTGACGCGAGATCGTTAGTTGGTATACAAAAAATGGCAGCTGCTAATTCTAACACAGCCACACGCCATATTTTACAAGCTGGATTATTTTTAACTACCGAAGTAGCAGAAGCTTTATCATTAAGAGTATCTGATATATTAGAATACTCTCCAACTAAAGATGCTTTTATACAAGCTATAGGATCTCATAACGTGGGAACGTTGGAAGATTTAGAAGGTTTACATTTATATGATTTTGGTATAACGTTAGAGTTAGCTCCTGATGATGAGGAAAAACAGTTACTTGAAAATAATATCCAACAAGCATTACAACAACAAATAATAGAACTTTCAGACGCTATAGATCTTAGAGAAATCAAAAATATAAAATTAGCTAATCAACTATTAAAAATTAGAAGAGCTAGTAAGGTTAAGCAAGATCAAAAAATCCAGCAAGAAAATGCAGCAGCACAAGCTAAAGCTCAAGGAGAAGCACAACAGATGGCTGCTCAAGCTGAAGCACAGAAAAACCAAGCTATAACTCAATCGCAAATTGCGCTAGAAGAAGCTAAAGAAAACTTTAAAAGAGAAACCTTAATTCACGAAGCTCAAGTTAAAAAAGAACTCATGGATCACGAGTTCCAAATTAACATGAGATTAAAACAAATGGAAGTTGATGCTATTAAGGGTAAGGAGAGTAAACAAGAAGATCGCAAAGACGAAAGAACAAAAATACAAGCATCACAACAAAGTGAGCTTATAGATCAAAGAAAAACAGGTGCGCCACCTAAAAAGTTCGAGTCAGCAGGTAATGATATACTTGGTGGCGGATTTGGATTAGAGGCGTTTAACCCACGTTAATTAATTAATTAATTATATTATATTATGGAAGAAAATGAAAACGTTGAAGAGGTGCAAAATACCGAATCAACAGAAGAACAAGTGGTCGAACAAGTGGTCGAGCAAGAGTCACCGGTTTCATACAAAGAAGACGGCACAATTGTTTTAGACATGAATAAAGTAAAAGAACTAGAGAATGCCGTTCAGGAGCAAGATGCGAATGAGGTATCTGTGAGCGAAGAAGTACACGAGCAAAACGTTGAATCACCAGTTGAAACAATTACCGAGCAAAGTGTTGAAGAGGAAGTAAGTAATACTGTTGACGCAGCTAATGAAGCTTTAGATAAAGTAGAAAAAACTGGACAAGCATTACCTGAGAATATTCAAAAACTTATTGACTTTGTAAATGAAACAGGTGGAGATGTAGAAGATTATGTAAAGTTGAATCGTAATTACGATGATATGGATAGTCAAACTGCTTTAAAAGAATATTACGAAAGAACAAAACCTCATTTAGATGCAGAGGAAATTAACTTCCTAATGGAAGATAATTTTTCTTTTGATGAAGAGGTTGATGATGATAAAGATATTAGAAGAAAAAAATTGGCTTTAAAAGAGCAAGTTGCCGAAGCCAAGACCTACTTAGACGGGCAAAAGTCTAAATATTACGAAGAGGTTAAAGCAAAACCTGTTGTTAATGATGAATATCACAAAGCAATGGATTTCTTTAATCGTCATAACGAGGAGTCTGAGGAAAATCAGAAGATAGCTGAAGAGCGCTCTAAGTATTTTGAACAAAGAACCGATGAGGTTTTTAACAACGAATTCAAAGGTTTTGAATATGAAGTTGGAGATTCGAGATTTAGAGTAAACGTTAAAGATGCGGGCAAAGTGAGAGAGGCGCAATCTGATCTTAATAATTTTATTAATAGTCATCTTACGGAAGACGGTAAAATTAAAGATGCAGGTAAGTATCACAAAGCAATGCACGCGGCAATGAACGCTGATTCTATCGCGCAACACTTTTATGAGCAAGGTAAAGCCGACGCTCTTAAGAACAGTGTTGCCCGCTCGAAGAACATTGACATGTCACCTAGATCTGCTCACGGAGAGGTAGAGGCTGGCGGAATCAAAGTTCGAGCGATGAATGATGATACAACTCCTACGTTTAAATTTAAAAGAAGAAAATAATTTTTAACAATTTAAAACAAATTTATTATGGCAATTACTGCAGGAAGTAGTTTGAATAGTACGCCAGCGTCAATACCGCAAGCGCTATCATCAAACTACATTGACTTCAACCAAGACATGGGTTGGGCTCAACAATATTTACCAGATCTTATGGAGAAAGAAGCTGAAGTTTTCGGACCGAGAACTATTTCAGGATTTCTTTCAAAAGTAGGAGCTGAAGAAGCGATGTCTGCTGATCAAGTTATTTGGTCTGAGCAAGGTCGTTTACACTTATCTTATAAAGGTTTCATTTCATCTAACGCAGGTGGTACGGGATCTGGTGGTGAAATTGAAATCGAACAAGATATCGACGGAAATGATGTAGGTGCTAACCACGGTGTTAGAGTTAATGACACGGTTATCGTGGCGAACTCTGAAGGAGTTGTTAGATGTATCGTTACAGCTGTTGATACAACTTCTTTAATCGATGTAAAGCCTTATGACTTCGCATCTTTAAACACTGCTAGTATATCAACTACTGGTGGAAACCTAACTACAACAGTATTAGTTTACGGTTCTGAGTATGGTAAAGGTGATAGTTATAACACATCTGATGGTACTACTACTACTGACCAAAGAGGTGGTAACGAACCTTCTTTCAAAACTTTCAGCAACAAGCCTATTATCATGAAGGATTACTACGAAGTGTCTGGATCTGATACTGCTCGTGTTGGTTGGGTTGAAGTTACAGGTGAAGAAGGACAGTCAGGATACTTATGGTATCTAAAAGCTGAGGCTGATACACGTGCTCGTTTCACTGATTACTTAGAGATGTCAATGTTAGAAAGTGAGTTAAATCTTGCTGCCTCTACTATTGATGGTACTGCTTTAGTTTCAGGTTCTTCAGCTGGTGCTGGAAACGTTGGTACTGAAGGTTTGTTTGCTGCTATTGAAGCAAGAGGAAACTTAACTTCAGGTGTTACTGGTGTTAACGCTGCTACTGACTTAGCTGAATTTGACGCTATCTTAGCAGAATTTGACAAGCAAGGTGCTATTGAAGAAAACATGATGTTCGTTAACCGCGCTACAAGCTTGGCTATCGACGATATGTTAGCTTCTATGAATTCTTATGGTGCTGGTGGTACTTCTTACGGAGTATTCGAAAACGATGAGGATATGGCGTTGAACTTAGGATTCTCTGGATTCCGTCGTGGATCTTATGACTTCTATAAGTCTGACTTCCGTTACTTGAATGACTTAGCTACACGTGGTGGTATCAACTCTGCTAACGCAGCGAATGCTATTCGCGGGGTTATTATTCCAGCTGGTACTTCAACGGTTTATGACCAACAATTAGGAAAGAACCTTAAGCGTCCTTTCTTACACGTTCGTTATAGAGCTTCTCAAACAGATAATCGTAGAATGAAAACTTGGACTACTGGTTCAGTTGGAGCTGCTACATCTGCTTTAGATGCAATGCAAATCCACATGCTTTCTGAAAGATGTTTGGTTACACAAGGTGCTAACAACTTCATGTTAATGAAGTAAGCATATATTTATTTACTACCTCACCTTCGGGTGGGGTAGTTTATTTTACTAATTTTTATTATATTATATATTATGGCTAAAAAGCAAACAAAAAAAACAGAGGTTGCACAACCTCAAGTTGAAGAAACAGTTGTGATGGAAACTCCTAAAGTAGAAGTTAAACCACAACCAAAAATGAAAACCGGACCAGAGGATGGTTGGGAGATTAAAGATAGAGTTTACTACTTACAAGGAAAGAAAAAACCACTTTCTAGATCTATTAAGGCTGCAAACGTTTATTATTTTGACGAAAAAAAAGGTTACGAAAGAGAACTTAAATATTGTCAAAATCAAAAAACATCTTTTGTAGACGAAATGGAAGGAGATCAAAGAATGGAACATATTATTTTTAGATCTGGAGCTTTGTATGTTCCTAAGAATAAGGTTACTTTACAAAAACTATTATCTTTATATCATCCTCATAAGGATAAATTATTTTATGAGCATAAGCCAATTAAAATTGCTGAAGATGAGTTGGATTGGTTAGAGTTTGAAGTTGAAGCGTTAATGATAGCTAGAGACATGGATATTGATATGGCTGAAGCTATTATGAGAGTAGAGATTGGATCTAGAGTTAGTAAAATGAGTTCTAAAGAGCTTAAAAGAGATTTATTACTATTTGCTAAAAAGAGTCCTAAACTATTCTTAGAATTAACTACAGATGAAAATGTTCAACTAAGAAACTTTGGAATTAAAGCTGTTGAAGCAGGAATTATTAAACTTTCTAATGATCAACGTAACTTTACGTGGGCATCAAACGATAGAAAGATTATGGTAGTTCCATTTGACGAACACCCTTACTCAGCTTTAGCCTCTTGGTTTAGAACTGACGAAGGTATGGAGATTTACTCCAATATTGAAAAACGATTTAATTCGTAACAACCCTATAGTAGAGCAGCCACTCTTCGGGGTGGTTGCTAAACTATAAAAATAAAATACAATGGCAGTAAGTATAGATTCGGTATATCAAAAAGTATTAGCACTTGCTAATAAAGAACAAAGAGGTTATATAACTCCATTAGAGTTTAACTTGCTAGCTAACCAAGCTCAAGATATTATCTTTGAGCAATACTTCTACGAGATAAAACAATGGAATGATAGTGGTAGTGGAAACTCAACCGAGTATTCAGACATGCTTGATATTTTAGCTGAAAAGATTGCACCATTTGAAAAATGGAAAATAGCAGTATCAGCAGTGGCGAGTACCAATGAGGCTACATTGCCGTCTGATACATATAGACTTGGAACGGTATTTTATGCCGTAGGTGCTTATGATGTTGAAGTAGAAAGAGTAGAAAAGAATGACTTACACTACATGGAAAGAACAGCGCTAGCTGCTCCAGTAGATACGAGACCTGTTTATGTCAGAAAATCAAACACAGTAATAAAGCTTTTTCCAGCAACAAATGCTAATGCTGCTTGGTCTACAAGTAATGTTTCTTGCAATTATGTAGCGGCCCCATCTGAAGTTTATTGGGGTTACGTTTTAATTCCGCAATCAAGCGGTGGTAATGAATATCCACTACATGATTCTGGTAATACCACTGATTTTGAATTACACCAATCTGAGGAAATGACTTTGGTTTATAAAGTTTTAGAACTTGCTGGAATAACATTAAATAAACCAGGACTTATTCAAGTAGCCGGAACTGAAGAAGGAGAACAATTACAACAAGAAAAAATATAAATAGATGGGGTTATTAGATAGTCAAACACAAGAAACTTATTATGGTGGTAGTTCTCATGGAACATATCAATTCACTTCTCTTGAGCATGTTATCAATCAATTTATTATAGCTTACGTCGGAGAAGATAAAATTATTAATAAAATCAAAAGAACTGACGTAGCTTTTCACGCAATGAGAGGATTACAAGAACTTAGTTTTGATACTTTCAAATCTACTAAATCTTGGGAATTGGAAATTCCAGCAACTCTTACAATGACACTTCCGCAAGATTATGTTAATTACGTAAAGCTTGTTAGAGTAGGTAGTAGTGGTATACATCAGATAATTTATCCAACAAGATATACTAGTGATCCTACAGCGCCTCTTCAAACTGGAGCTATCGGTAACGAAAACTTTATAGACGCGTCTCCTGATGATGGAGCTGTTGATTTACAGACATCTTCAAACACTTCGGATTCCTATAGTGACGGAACAACAGATATTGATAATATTAATGATTACGATACCGACAACTTTGATGATTTGATAGGTGGTAGGTATGGTATTGAACCAGAACTTGCTCAAACCAACGGATCGTTTTTTATAAATGAATTAAAAGGAAGGATACATTTTAGCTCTAATCTTAGTGGGAAAACTGTGATACTACAATACATAAGTGATAGTCTTGGAACTGACGCTGAAATGAAGGTTCACAAGTTTGCGGAAGAAGCTATGTATAAATATATTGCTCACGCTATTCTCGCTACTAAAGCCGATGTTCCTGAGTATCTTGTTGCAAGATTTAAAAAGGAAGCTTTCGCTACTAAAAGACAAGCTAAGCTGAGACTATCGAATATTAAATTAGAAGAAATTACCCAGATACTAAGAGGTAAGTCTAAACATATAAAACACTAGCAGATGCCAGAGTTAAAAAGAAATTTTATGAAAGGTCGAATGAACAAAGACCTTGATGAAAGACTTATACCCGACGGAGAGTATAGAGATGCTTTAAATATAGAAGTATCTACAGCTGAATCTAGTGATGTTGGTACAGCTAGAAACGTTTCGGGTAATTATAGTTTAAGTACCATTAGGTTTCTCGAACCTTTTTGGAGCGGAAGTGGTGGAGGAAATAATTTTCTTTTAGAAGGCGAAAGTGGACAATCACAAAATCCATTTCAATCTTTTGCACCTCTTGGTTTTAGTAGTGGAACAGAGTATTCAGAAACGTGTAGTGTTGTTGGTGCAATAGCGGATACTGAGAGAGATTCATTATTTGCGTTTGTTAAAGATTGTTTAACTTTAGACGCTCAACCCGCAGGAACTGGTAGCGCCGCGGGTGCTACTGCAGCTATAGCCACCGCTAACGTTAACGGAGCTACAACGGATAGTAGAACATTAGTTATTGATACAGTTGTTCAAGTTTCTGGTGCTGTTGCTGTTGGATTAGTAGTTACGGGTACTGACGTTGTTTATGGAACAACAATCTCAGCTTGGAATACTACTACCGGTACAATTACACTTTCAACAAAAAATACGTTGGCAAATGATACTGCTTTATCTTTTAGCACCGCAGCATATGTTGGTGTTATAACCGAAGCTATACTAGAAGTTACTCCAAAATCATTTACAGCAAGTAGTCCAACGGAAACTACATCCGTCGCTGTTTTTGTAGATACTCATACTGCACAAAGAATTCCTTGGAAACCAATTGAAGCATATACTAATCAACTTTTAGAAGGTAGCGAGATATTACCAAGAAATATTTCTGGTTTTGAGAACAATCCTTACACTACAACAATTTTTTTGCAAAAGCAACTACCAGTAAGTAGTACTAGCCAAATGAATT